CCCCTGTAGTTATTACTGGTTATGAATCAGATGGTGATGGAAATCCTGACCAGCAACTTTGGTATCTTGGAAGCTCGTCAAGTGGCAATACAAATATTATTTTTTTAAATCGAAGAAATGCTAAACTTGCCCTGGCAACAAATAGCATTTCTCGTATAACAATTTTAGGTAACGGCAATGTTGGGATAGGCATAGCTTCTCCTTTAGCTCAATTACATGTGGATGGTACTTCTGATGAAATTCAATTATTAGTCCAAGCCCACTCCACCCAAACAGCTAATGTCTTTGAACAACAAAAATCGGACACAACGGTTGTAATCCTTACAAAGAATGACGGCTCTATGGTATTGGGTGAGGCGACAAAGCAAACAAATGCTGGATTTTTGCAGATCGGCGGCTTCTGGACATTCAAAGAAGACACGGCCCCAACAGCAGACGCGGGCTATGCCAAGATGTGGGCCGAGGATAACAACGAACTATTCTATCAATCAGGTGATGGGGCTACTCACTTGCTTCACGGCGATGCCTTTTCAGAGATATGGTTTCACAACGCAAGTACAGTTGAGGTATCAATCGCAACCGAAGACAAGTTTACTAAGATAGACTCTTTTACTGTGGTGGGAAACGAAGATGATTTAGCCAACGTGGTAGGAAGTGCCGCTTCTAACGATTTGACTCTATCTGCAATCGCTGGAGGAGAGTATGAGATTTCCTATCATATGTCGATGACAGCAACGGGTGGTGCAGACAAAGAAATGGTTATAGCTCTTGGAATTATTCTTGCCACTCCCAAAGATATTACTGATGTGACCGATGATACAATAACTCCGATTGTTATTACCAGCACGGCTCACGGATTAGAAAACGGGGATATGGTTGAGATAGTTGGAGTGCTAGGAAATACCGCGGCCAATGGATCGTTCATAGTAGATAGTAAGGCTGATGATACTTTTGTAATCGTGGCTTTGGATGGGACGGCAACTGTAGGTAATGGGAATTTTGACGAAGGTTCGCCTACGGGAGATGTAACAATAGAATACCCTGGTAATATGGTTGTCCATAGAGAGGTAAGAGGCGCTTCATTGGGGGCATTGTCGGCAACAGGCTTACACATTCTTGCAGATAGTGATGTATTGGCTTTGTACGTAGCCAATCTTGACGGAACAACCAATTTAACAGTGGCAGCGGCCAGCTTTGATGCTTTTAGAATAGGAGATTAATAATGGCACTACAAATGGAATACGAAGCAGCGACCGGCGCAGTTTATCCAAATGCGTATTACAGAATTATCGAAGTCAATTGTCATTGGGGCAGGGAAGGCGGGCGCATTGCGTTGGTGATCTACAAAGATGAGGCTGCTCGCGAAGAAGACAAACAACCCGTGGGCGAGATCGGCTACCCCATAGCGAAAGAGGCGAGGCTTGACGAAGACGAAAACGTGATCACCCCGGCGTTTGAGGATCTGTACAGTGTTGCCACGTTCAGGAAGAAAAAGTCTGACCCGCTCGAGCTAGCTTACCTGTTTATAAAAGAGTTACCCGAATTCGAGGACGCAATAGACGTTTAGCGAAAGGAATTATCATGAACGCAAAAGCGAAAACACCGAAGAAATCACAGAATAACCGGGCGCCCAAGACGGAGGAACAGAAGGACAAGGACTTCCAAGAAGCATTCGAGAAGTTGTGCGAGAAACATGGGCGTGGAATAACGGCGATACCTTCCTTGCGATTTTCACAAGAAAGGAATGAGTTTGGCATCGTTGTAAATATGTCAATTCATCGATTGCCGCCTCCTGAATAATGTCCGTTGGTCTGAAGCATTCGCACTACTGGGAGAACCAGCAGCTTGGCGGCGGCCCGGATAAATATCTGGGTGCGCAGGTGTTCTGGTTTCAAATGATGAACAGAGGAAGGCGCCCAGTTGTAAATCCCCTTACTTTGGCGATGCTATTGCGTGCGCGCCAGATCGAGGACGATGAGGAAGATGTTCTGACCGGAATGATGTAGATGACCGATCCGACCCGTAAAGCCTACGAACAGATCAACAAAGAAGCAGACCGGCTGGCGAAAGTCGGCATCTACATGCCCGAAGCCTACAAGCGCCGGGACCCGCGCGAGCCTGAACGCGTGGCAAAGGAAATGTTCGAGGACGAACTAGCGAAGCAGATTATGAAACTGTTTGCTGTGCAGGAAAAGAATATCAGGCAATTTGTGCAACCGTTGACCGTTGGCAGAAAAGCAACCCATAAAGTCCCGGATGACCTATTCACAGACGAAGAAATTGAAGCTGCCATCCTTGCAATATTGATAGCGATGACACAATTGGGGATATCGATATTCGACTCGCAGGTTGAAATTGGCTTTGAACTGGCTGTGTTTGAATCGGCGGCCGCAGAGTGGGCCATACAACACGCGGGGGTAATGATTACGCAGATCAACGGCACAACATTAAAAGCGGTTCAGGAAGCGATTGCAACATTTCTTGACACGCCTGGAATGACCATCGGGCAGCTCATGGATATGCTCCCATTTGGTGAGGCGAGATCCAGGCTTATAGCGGTCACAGAAACCACGAACGCATTTGCGCAAGCTGAACTGATAGCCGCTGAAAAGTTGCAAAAACAATTCCCGAATGTTATAGTAGAAAGGATTTGGTTCACGAATAATGACCCGCAAGTGTGTATTATCTGTCAAGGATTGGATGGTGAACGCGTGAGAATAGGAGAGAAGTTTGTGAGTAGGACTACGGGCGACAAGGTGTTGACGGCTGGATCACCTCCTGACGGCCCGCATATTGGAGATAGGTGCTGGGTACAGCACAGGACGGTGATAGCAGGATGATAACAAAATGGTTTTTGAACAGTATCGCATTTGGTCGTATTGATGATGTAGAATGGCATGATGACGGAGAATATTGGGTAGAAGTGACCTTGGGTGGAGCGAAATGGTATCCGAAATGAATGAGCGCGACAAGATAATCGCAGAGATAGCGGCGGATGAAAGGCCAATTTTATATACCTCAAGGTATGATGAGTGCCGGTATTGTGAAGAAAGTGCGGAGGTATCCACCAAAGTGCAACACGCGGTTGATTGCATCTGGATACGCAGCAGAGTATTAGCGGGAAAGGAACCTGGCCCAAATGCAATTGTAATTGCAGATGGTCTTCCGCAATTTGATTGTGCATTTGAACTGTATGTGGATAAAGATGACAAAACTAAACCCTTTGTGAATGAGGATTGATATGGGATATGTGATCCCGCCTCCACCGCCACCGCAGGGATGTATAACTTTTAGCAAACCTGTTAGTGAATTGAAGTGGGATGCGTTCAAAACTGCATTTGCGGCAAGACAAAATATCGTAATGCTCACAGACTTCCCAGGCGATTTGATGTATCTCACTCTAGACGAAGAGGCAGAAATTATCTCTGAACTCAGATGTGTATACTGCAACACCAAGCACAATGCCACCGAAAAGAACTGCGGGAATTGCGGGGCGGTGCTATGACCACATTAACAATAGCCGTCACAGAACGTTTTATTAAGATCGGCTGGCTTGGGATATTCTCAATTTATTGGGATAGGCGTCCTTTTTTACGTATCTTGAATGATATGATTTCTGGAAGAATAGATTATTTTCATCAAAGGCGAGACGGAAAACTCTACCAGTTATGGATTTTGAATTTATGCCTTGATTTTGTTTGGAGAAATAAATAATGACCCTCATAAAACTGGACATCTCAGGCGACACCGAAACCGCCGCAGCACTTGCCGAACTACCCGTTGAACTAGAACAGGCCGCGGAAGGCGCGGGCATGGAAGTCAGTGCTGAGATATTAGGAACCGTGGGTGTGCAAGCCTACCCACCGGCCACAGCAGCGAACGCACCACCTACGCCCTACTATATCCGTGGGCTAGGAACGCAGTACGCAAGCCGCAACCTTGGCAACTCCGAGCAGTACGGGAAACGCTGGACCACCGAAGCGGACGGATATACAACGGTATCCAAGAACACGGCCAGCTACGGGCCTTTCCTGGTTGATGATTTGAGGCAAGCCGGACACATGGCATTGATCGGCTGGCGCAAGCTGGGTGATGTGGCGACTGAAAAGAAGGACAAGTTGATTGCTATATTAGAAGGCTGGATTGACTTGGCTATTGAAAAGTTGGGATTGGGCAAATGAAAGGAAAACTAAAGTGAATATAACACAAGACTCCACCACTGTTAAAAAACCTGAGGAAATAAAAGCAATGATTAAGTGGCTAAAAGAATTAATCATTAACATAGAAGAAAGAGGGATTTCGCGCATGGATGTAAATTTCACAACCAGTGCAAATAACATTCCCCTGTATGAAGGTCAGAAAGTTGACCTTGAGCGAAAATTGAGTTTGAATTGGACACACACTGAGGTTGGAGCATCGGCGTTTATAATAAGATCGAAGGTGCGCACGAACACATTGATATTAGTGAGGAGCAGCCGGAATGAAAATAGAAAGACAACATGGGAGTACATCACTCTACATTAGAAATTTGGTATTCTTTTATAATCGCGTTGCTAATGGATTAAGATATTGGAAACAATTTTTACCCAGAACTGGACAATATTGGTTTTGTGTATCATTTCCTTGGATTAGTATATCTACCGTATCAGACTTTGGCTGGGATGGCAAATTTAAGGGGTACCGACTTGTTTGGTGGATAAGTTTCCGCACGTTTGGAATAGGTATAACTTGACCCACCGCTTCAAAAGGTGGTATATTACTTTATAACTAAATAGCATGCCCCCGGCCAAACATAACCGGGCAGGGCAACCGACACGAACCGCAAGGAGATACACGGAGCCGTTTTCCTCGAAAGAGGCGAGCGGCTCTTTTTTTGTTAAATGAAAAACGCTGTCCACATAAAATCAAAAACCGATGATCATCTAGTTGTTGCTGGATGGGGTGTTGTATTTGGGGGCGAGGATGTAGTAGGGGACACATTTACAAAAGATACAGATTTTATGTTGAATTTAGTGCCTGAAAAACTTATTTTTTATGACCATACCCAGAGTGAAGTTGAACATCTAATAGGAAAATCTATTCTTGTTGAAAACAAAGATAGCGATTCTATTGCTGGGTTATGGGTAGAAGCACAGCTAGAGCGACATCGCGCTTATGTTGAAGAAATTGAGGAACTAATTAACAAAGGGGTGCTTGGATGGTCTAGCGGTAGCGCTGGTCATTTAATACGCTATGTTGGCGGAGGCTGGCAGGGGAAAATAAAGCGGTGGCCTATTATTGAGTTTTCACTCACGCCAACTCCTGCAGAACCTAGAACGATAGGGGTTGAAAGTATCAAACACTTGAAATCAATTTATAAAAAAGCAGGCATTGAATTGCCTGACGGATTAGATGACGAGCCAAAGGCCAGCTTACGAGAAGCGGCGGCGCGTGATCGCAGAAAAACCACCACTAGCACAAAGAGGTACAAAATGGAACCAAAAGAACTTACCCCCCGCGACTTGGAGGATGCTAAAGCTGAAGGCCGGAAAGAAGTAGAGGCCGAAATCACGGCCGAAGCTGAATACCAGGCCGAACTCAAGAAGGCTGGCGAGGTTGCTGTAAAAGCAGCCAAGGCAGAATGGGATGAGGACAAGAAAGAAACCGACGACAAGGCCGCTGAGGAAGCCAAGAAAGGGCGAAGGTTGCAGACCGATGGCGATAGCGATGATATTGCCGACAAGGATATCTACGCAGCCAAGTTTGCCGGCACCTGGATGTACGATGAACTGGACGTTGGCGAACACGCATTAATGACACGTCTCTTGATTGAGACCGGGAAACAAGGCCGCAGCGATGGTCCCACCGAAGACAACCTGAAGGCATTGGCCATCAAGATCGTCGAAGATAAGGAAAATCCGCGCGATCACATCCGTACCAAGATGGCAATGAAGAAAGCTGGAATGCCGCTAGGCGCTACTAAGGTAGCGAACGCTCTCAACCAATCCACTTTAGCCGGTTTTGGTGACGAATGGGTTGTGGTCGCGAATAGTTCCGATCTGTGGGATAAAATTCGCCTGGGTGTCAGTGTGGTTAAGGAAATCCCCAGTGTTGTAATTCCGCAGGGAGCCGAATCTATCTTGATCCCCTTGCAGGCCGCATCTCCTACTTTCTACACCGTAGCGCAGGCGAGCGCACAGGATTCTAATCCTGGACCGATCACCCGCACTGTGACGACATCCAAGCTGGCGACCGCTAATGCCACTCTCTCGGTTGGAAAGATGGGCGCGGCAGTTTACTACACCGGCGAACTGGTTGAAGATTCAATCATCCCTTGGGCTGCAGAACTACGAAGCGATCTCGTAACTGAGGGCGCTGAAGTTTTGGAACATATCGTGATCGATGGTGATACCGAAACCGGCGCAACCACCAACATCAATGATATTGGTGGGACCCCTGGCAGCACGGATGTGTTCTTGCTGTTTAATGGTTTCCGCAAGTTGGCATTAGTGACCAATACTGCCAATTCCCGCGATGGTGGTGCATTGACAGTCGAGGACTTCCTTGAAACTGTGAAGTTGATGGGCATAGCTGGCAAGAACGCGGTTATGAAAGACAAGGTTGCCTTCATCATTGACCTGAATACCCACTGGAAGGCTTTGGAACTGGCAAAGATCCAGTCAAAGGATGTGTTCTCTGCCCCGACTATCGAAGGCGCGAACCTGACCGGGCTATTTGGATACAAGGTGATTGCATCTGCCAATATGCACCGGACCAACCAGGACGCCACTTATGGTTTACAGGCTAACACGGCTGGTAAGGTTGATCTTGATACCCCCGCAAACAACACGAAAGGCGCAATCTTGGCTGTTCGTTGGGACCAATGGAGAATGGGCTTCAAACGCCTAATGACCATTGAAACCACGCGTGTGCCTTCGGCCGACTCAACTGAACTCGTGGCGCTGATGCGGGTTGGTTTGCTCAACCGCGATAATGAAGCATCGGCCATTTCCTACAACATAGGAGTTTAATTATGGCTTCAGGACAAATACTAAAAAAAGATGAAGCGCGACTAAGAGATTTGAAAGATGGTCGCGCGGCTATGGGTCTTGGGATTGGTAACATTTACCAGGTTATCAAGTCATCCGAAACATTCTACGACCAGTTCATTGCAGACAATCAGGGTGAGTATGGCGATGGAAGTCTAATGGTTCATACTGATGCTGGCGATGGCCTTGGTATTCAAGCGGCTCTTGATGCTTGTGTGGCAAATCGCAATGATTATGTGATCGTGAATCCATCACAGTCGGATTATGACCTGACGGTTGCCCTAGACCTAACCAAGAAAGCGGTTCATCTCCTCTGTCCCGCCGGAATGAGTTATGCGCGTGGGGCAAATAATGCTGTTCGCCTTGACCAAACTGGCAATGATGAGGTTATGACAGTATCGGGCGCAGCAGTTGAAGTTGCCGGGTTTTATATGAAAAACAATGCTACGTATGGC